AAGTAGATAGAGTTGAATTAAGTTGTTCTACTATTCCAAACAACATTAAATACGCACAATATGAATTAGCTAGAGCTTTAGCAAATGATACTGGAGCTATAACAGGTACTACTGGAACAGAAGGTAATTTTTCAGAAGTTAAAATAGGAGATATGCACGTTAAATACAACACAGATAGTCAAGGAGTAGGCTCAATAAATAATATTTTAGATGTTTACCCATGGTTACAAAGTTATCTTGGAGCGTATATGCTAGGTGGAGCAGGAACTTATCAGATGAGGGTAGTTAGAGGATAATGGCAGGACAATTAGACAGTGTATTTGCTAAAGCAGCAAAACAGGTTTTAAAAGACATTGGTAACTCTCTGGAAACAGATATTGTTTACACCCGAAAAACAAGTCCAACTTACAATCCATCAACAGGAGCGTTAACAACCACAGACGTAAGTTATAACATTAAAGCGATATTACAGTTTATTGATTCTAAGGAAGAATCAGGTTTCCAGGAAAATACTGCGAGGTTACTTATAACTCCTGATTTAATTGGAGACAGTCAACCACTACTGCAAGATGAAATATCGTTAACTTTTTCTGGGTCTACCAGAGTGGCTAAAATAACAGACATTAGAACATTTAAGGGTGGTTCTGATTATCTATTCCGTATAGACATTATTTTCTGATGACCTTAGTAAACGCAAGAGCAGCATTTGAAACCGCAATAAAAAATGCAGTAACTACTGCGGACAATACAGTAACAGTTGTATTTGATAATATGCCCTTTACAACTCCAGGTAAAAACAAAAAATATGTAATGGTAAATTTAGATTTTACGCAATCTACTAATCAGCTTCAAGGTGCAGCAGTTGATTACTACGAAGGAACAATAAGATGTGCGATTATGACACCCTCTAATAAAGGTAGTGCGGTGGCTGCTGCAATATCTGAGTCAGTAATTGATGGAATGACATCAGTAAATGCTGCTAATTACTCCGACACTTTTTCGGTATCTCCCAGAGTACGTGAAATCAGTGGACCGTCATCTGTAGTTACTGAAGATCAGAGTCACTTTATGAGTGTCGTAAGTTGTGACTTTACAGCTAATGCGTAGAGTAAAAGATTTAAAACATTTACCAAATGACTTAGCTGCTTTAATTGTTAAGGGAAGAGCAGAGGCAGCCTCCGAAATTCATTACTCCTTACAAAACAGAAGTCCTTGGTTTACTGGAACTTTTAACACGGCTTGGCAGATAAAAGGTTCTCCTGTAGTTCCTTCAATACCTAGAAAAAATCCTGATGCTGCTGAAAAAACAAGTCGTGGTGCAGCAAAAAGGCATAAACCTATATACACTTCTTTAGTAAAAACACTTTATGTAGGTAACAAAGCCGAATATGCAGGATTTGTAATTAATGCTATGACAAGTCCTTACGAGCCAGGGCAGATGTATGAAGATTTATTTGCTCAAAAGCGTAAAACAACTCCAAAACCTAATACTCCTTTTTGGTATTATGTTTACCTAGGTAATCATTTTTTAGAAAAAGATATTAATAATGGATTTAAGATCGTTGGCTTCAAACCTAAACGAGGTTACACAATGCACAAGGGGCCTAGTGCTTAAATAGGTAGTTTGAGTTATACTACAAGAATAGATACAATTTTTTATGTCATCAGCAAGAGCAATCGACAAGCTAAAAACAGCTTTTAGTGTCCAAGAACGCAGTAGTTACTCTATTTTAAAAGGAGAAGAGGTCATATTAAAGGTATTTTGGTCGCCACTTACAATAGCCGACAGAGACACCATAAACAGTACACTAATAGCTATGAACAGGGGCAAAGAAGAAGGTAGTCTTGACTTTGCATTACAAGTTATTATTACAAAAGCCGAAGATGAGGCAGGTGCAAAGATGTTCACAGCAGCAGATTTACCTGTACTAAGAAGAGAAATACCAATGTCAATTCTTTTAGACATGATGACTAAAATGCAGGGAGTGGGCGAGGAGGCTACTCCTGATGCCGTAAAAAGCTAAACTAAAAGACGATAATTTTACTTATCTTCAGTTTTTTATTGCAGAAACTCTTGGTTATACATTAAACGAACTGAGAAATAAAATGTCTGTTGAAGAGCTATATGGATGGAGTGCCTACTTTGATTTAAAAACTGAAAGAGAAAACGAAGCCTACGAAAAAGCAAAAAGACAAGCCCAAACACGCAAAATACGCTAAACTTTTAATATTAATCTATTCTGTAAGAGTAAGTGGCATCAGAATATAGTGTAAATATAAAATTAAATACCCAACAAGTTAAAAAAGACTTACAGACAATAAAGGGCGAGATTGGCAAAGTTGGGCAAAGTAAAAGCAAAGGAGCTAAAAAGTCTTTAACAGATACAGAACAACAGTTAAGATTAGAAAACCAATCTCTTCGTATTCAAAATCAGGGTTACGGACTAACATTAAAGTCCTTACCTCTTGCTGAAAAAGGAGTTGATCTTGCAAAAATAGCAAAAAATATAAGTGAGGGTATAGGTGATGCGAAAAAATTTGAGTTCGATCAGGCTAAAAAGTCTTTACTTGTAGCAGATCAACAAATAAAGAAGCAACAAATACTTGCAAAAGCTAATGAAGATGTAAACAAAAAAGTAAAGCCGTTAAATCCGTTAAGTTCCGAGTCTCCTGTGCAACAGGCTTTGAAAGAAATGGATGATAAAACTAAAAAAGATCGGAAACAAGCAATATTAAACAGAAGGAAATCAATAAGTTTAGGAAAAGATTTGGTCAAAATTAAAGTTAATGAAGGTAAAGCTACTGCAAAAAATATTGAGTTAGAGGCTAAACAATTAGCTAAACAAACAGAAAGATTAAATGCAGCTATATCTCCTAAAGGGGATTTCAGCAGATTATCGGATAGGCAGTCCAGAGATGTTGAGGGTAGGCGAACATTTATGAATAATCCTTTAGCTCGCAGGGGCATACCCATGCCTACAAAAGGATTTGATTTTCAAAGTGCTCTTATTAGTGGTGGTTTTCCTTTGTTATTTGGTCAAGGTCCAGTAACCGCAGCAGCAGGAGCTTTAGGTGGTGGTATAGGTGGAATGTTTGGACAGATGGGTGGATTTGCAGGAGGTATTGCAGCCACAGCAGTAGTTCAGTCAATAAATCAAGCTATAGCAGCAATGAGCGAATTAGGTAAAGCTATGGGTCCATTTACCCAAAATAGTCAGGCTTTAACAGATTCATTAGGTTTACAAGGTTCAGCCGAGGAAGCACGAATAAAACTAATAGAAGAATCAGAAGGAAAGACAGCAGCCTTCAACGCTTCCATGCAATTAATGACTACTCGCATCGGAGAAGATGGAGTTAAAAATCTGGAAAAATTTGGTGAAACTACACGTTTACTTGGTAGTGAGATGTCTTTAGCCATAACTCAGTTACATGCACTTGGAGCAGGAATAGCTAATTTTGTTCTAAATATTACAGGATTAAAAGAAGGTTTAGAAGCATCAGCAGCTACTAGATCCGTGGCGGATGCAGCAGCACGAGGAGACACCGCAGCCCAAGGTCTTGTTGATAGAAGGCAAAAAATTGAAGCAATGGGAGGACAAGGTGGAGAAGGAGCTAGAAAACGGGCTGCTCTAGCTGTTCTTGAAGCCGAAGAAAAAATATTTGCGGTCAGACAAAACACAATAATTCAAGCAGAAGTAATGGCAGGAAAATTCAATTCCATGGTACGTTCATTAGAAGCTGAAAAAGAGGAAGCGGAAAGATTAGTGGAACTAAGAGAATCAGGTTTAAACCCTGCAATCGCTAAAACCATTGCTGCCCTAGAAAAAGAAGCACGCTTAGCTAAAGATCTTATAGATGCCGAAATAGAATTATTGCTTGCGGAACAAGCAAGAACAGGAGAATTGGGTGAAGCAGATCAAACAAGACTTACTACTTTAGAAGCACAAAGAGATAAAATAGATGAATCTGTTGAAGGCACTACTAAATTAGTAAAAGAAACTGAAAATTTAAATGACAAAGCCAACGACACAGTAGACGCTTTCACTAAATTACGAGATACAATCGCTCAAGATATAGGTAATGGTTTAAAGGATTTAATTACAGGGGCTAAGAGTCTAAACGAGGTACTAAGTAACATACTGGCAAATATGGCTAATCAATTCTTGAATTTAGGAATTTTTGGCAACTTTGCAGGAACTTTTAAACCAGGTGAAGGTTTATTAGGAAGAATATTTCCTAAAGCAGATGGCGGTCCTGTAAAAGCTGGTGGCAAGTATGTAGTAGGAGAACGTGGCCCAGAGTTATTCAGCCCAGGACGTTCTGGAATGATTACACCAAACCATGCTCTTGGTGGGTCTACAAATGTTACTGTTAACGTAGATGCTTCTGGATCGTCTGTAGAGGGAGATGCAAATCAAGCAGAGCAGTTAGGTTCAGCAATATCAGAGGCAATACAGGCAGAATTAATTCAGCAAAAAAGACCTGGAGGTATATTATATAACTAATGGCTAATCCACTTCCTCTAACAGCAGCAAGCACAGCTTTTGTACCAAAGTACAATTTTAAAAAATCTAATTCTCCTAATACTAGAGTTGTAAAATTTGGAGATGGTTACGAGCATCGCACTACTTTTGGTTTAAATCAAAACGCATTAACTTTTAATCTTACATTTGAAGTAAGCGAAACTGATGCTGATAGATTAACTAACTTTTTTGACACTATTGCTGTTAGTGGAGCAAATTTTAGTTATCAAGTTCCAGGAGAAAGCAGTATGATTTTTGTTGTTGAAGGTAATTACAGCAAGACTGTACCTTATTTAAACAGAGCAAGAGTGCAGGTTACATTTAGACAAGTATTTGAACCAGAATCCTAATGCCAGTTCCAGTTTCTAGTTTACAATCTGTTAATCCTAGCCCGATTATTGAATTATTTGAGCTTACATTAGATCCTGTGCTACATGGAACGACTTCTATTCAAGATCCATCGGGTGCAAATATTACAACAATAAGATTCCATAACAATACTAAGGACACGGCAGGTCAAGACAGTATCATTTGGAACGGAAATACATATTATAAGATGCCTATAGAGGCAACTGGTTTTAAATACGACCCCAAACAATTACCAAGACCTAAGTTAACTATTAGTAATCTTGCAATTATTGCAGTAAATATTGGTAATATGTCCAATGTTTTAAACGCAGTAAATCAGGTAACTTTTGCTAATGATTTAGTAGGTGCAACATTAAAGAGAAGAAGAACACTTGCTGAATTTTTACCAAATAGTAACTTTACAGGCAATAATCCATACGGAACACCAGACAATACACAAGAATTTCCTATTGAGGAATTTCAGATAGCTAGAAAATCTCTTGAGACAAGAGATATAGTTTCTTTTGACTTAGCTGCTGCAATAGATAATTTTAATGTAAAACTACCAAAACGACAGTTTTTACCTGGAGAATTTCCTGGTATTGGAGATTTTTATAATTGATTTATTGGCAGAAAAAGGTAATTGAAGATGCGTTAAAAGAAAGTCCAAAAGAAATCTGTGGTTTATTAGTTAATGTTAAAGGAAAGCTAGTTTATAAAAAATGCAGGAATTTAGCACAGGTACCAACGGATCAATTTATTTTAAGTCCAAGCGATTATGCAGCTATAGAAGATGAATATGGTAATGATGCAATAGAAGGAATAGTTCATTCACACCCGAATACAAGTGCTTATGCTAGTCAAGCAGATCAGGTATCAGCAGCAAGAACTAATAAACATTGGTACATTGTTAATCCACATACTGAAGAGTGGTACGATTTTATTCCTAAAGAGTACAAGCAGTCTTTAATAGGTAGACCCTGGACTTGGGAATATACAAACTGTTGGCAGCTTGTTAGGGAATTTTATAAAGCAGAATTGAATATTAATCTTATTGATTTTGAAAAACCAAACGATCCAGAATATTTTGCTTTTAATCCAATATTTGAAGATTGTTATGAAAAGGGTGGTTTTAGAGCGTTAGATGATGATGAACCAATGAAATTATATGATTGTCCGTTAATGAATTTTTCTGGGGATGGTTTAAATCACATTGCAGTTTTATGTGAAAATAATATGTTGTTACATCACCCACAAGGCAGATTATCTTGTAAAGAAGAGTACAATAGGTATTATAGAAGCATTACAGGCAAGATTATTAGGTATGTTGGACTGTCCTCGTAAAATAAAACTGTATGGAGATTTAGCTGAGTTTGTAGGTGTTAAGGAGATTGAGACTGAAGTTCATACTACAGCAGATGCCATTAAATGCTTGATTGGTAATTATCCACAGACCGAAAATTACATGATGGATAAATATTATAAAGTTATAGTAAATGAAAAACCAAAAACATTAGAAGAATTACATTTTCCTACAGGTCAATCCGACATAAAAATTGTTCCTGTTATTAGTGGTCAAGGAAGAGGATTAGGAACTATTTTATTAGGTGCTGTTTTTATTGGTGCAGCTTTTCTAACAGGAGGAACAAGTTTAAGTTTAGGAGTAAGTGGATTTTCTGGAGGAGCAGGGATAAGTGCAGCTATCGGAAATATTGGTATTGGTATGGTATTACTTGGTGTATCACAAATGCTTACACCCGTTCCACCTGCTCCAACTGAAGAAACACCAAACAGTTTTCAATTTAATAGCCCTATAAATACAAGTATTGCTGGATTGCCAGTTCCAATTTTATTTGGAGAACGAATTGTTGGATCTGTGGTTATTTCAGCAGGTATAAACGTAGTTAGAAATTAATGGAAGAAAAAGATTTAGATATTATTAGTGGTAGTGGAGGTAAAGGTGGTGGTAGTCCATCAACTGCTGATGACAATTTAGATAGTTTAGCTACTGCAAAAATATTAGATGCTATATGCGAAGGAAGAATAGAAGGTTTTCCCTCTCCAACAGATGAAGGTATTGCTTTTGGTGCAACAAATTATCATAAATTTGCACAAAAAGATGTTTTCCTTGACGATACACCAATTATAGATGAGGAAGCTGAATTAAACGATCAGGGAGAATTTGACGATGACGATAAAAACTTTGATAACGTAACTATTGATTCGAGAGTCGGATTTAATAATCAGGCAGTTATGGGTGGGTTTAATGCGACAAGAGAAGAAATAGCTGTAGCTAGTGGAAATATTCTTAAAGAAGATCCAAATGTAGGCGTTTCAAGAAATTTTTCTATCTCAAATTTTCCTGATGCTGGTCAGATTAGAGTAATAATAAATGTACCAGCACTGCAAAGATTTACTGATAAAGGAGACATATTAGGTACAAATGTATTTTTTAGAATCGAATATAGGATTGATGGTGGTGCTAATCCAAATACTGATTTTGTCAGTGCTTTTCCTACAAATCAACCTCCACATGATAATGCTTCATTAGGGGATGTTGGTGTGGGTGGAAGAACAGGCGATCCTTTTCAAAGGCAGTTTGCTTTTAATACACCTAGTAATTATGCAGATGGTACTACTTTTAACTTAAGAGTTAGAAGAATGACTGATAATCCTACAACAAGAACACAAAGCGATATTCAATGGTTTTCTTATCAGATTATTACTTTTGATAACAGACGTTACCAAAATACTGCTTTAGTTGGATTTAACGTTTCAAGTGAAAGTTTTAATTCTATTCCAAGACGTTATTACCGTCTTAGAGGACTAAGAGTAGCAGTTCCAAAAAATGTTTATACTGATAATAATAACCCAACTGATTCAGATAGGGCTGGCAGACTTGTTTATAATTCTTCTGCAACTTGGGCAGGTGGTACATCTTTAAATGCAAATGGAACTTTAAGAAGTACATGGCAAAGACTTTATACTAACGATCCAACGTTTTGTCTTTATGATTTACTTACTAACACTCGTTATGGGTTGTCAATTCCAGAATCATCACTTGATGAATATAGTTTTTGGAATATAAGTCAATACAATAATGAATTGATTAGTAATCAACGTGACGCAGGTGGTACAAAGTCAGGAACTTGGACTTTAGCAGCAAATAAGCGTGTTGCCGAAATAACTTGCACTGTGGATCATAAGTACCAAACAAATGACTTAATTAGCATTACTTTTACTTCAGGCGTTTCAGGATCTTCGCCAGCTACACAAAATAACGCAGTAACTTTTAAAATAAGAAAAGTAAACAGAAAAGTTTTTAGAGCTTTTAAAGTTACATCTAATTCATCTGCTATAAATGGAAACTGTACTTTTAACGAAGTTGGACAAGAAGCAAGGTTTTCGTTTAACGAATTAATAAATAAAGAGTTCAAAGCATACGACTTAATAAATGCTATCTGTAGCAATATGCGTGTAATGCCGTATTGGTCTGCTGGCACTTTATTGCTTTCTCAAGACAAACCAGCACCACAAGTCAACGGAGGTACTTACAACAAAGATGAGGATGTTTTACCAGCTTATATTTTCACACAAGCAAATGTAGTTGAAGGTAACTTTACTTATGAAGGAAGTGACATAAAAACTAGATCAACATTAGTAATAGCAAAATATTATGACAATAACCAAAGAAAAATATCCTATGAACAATTTCCTACCGAAGATGTTATTGCAAACACAACGATTGGAGATGTTTCAGCTACTACAAGTGCTGGAGGAGATATTGCTATAGCCAAGTATGGGATAGTAAAAAAACAGATACAAGCATACGGCTGCACAAGTTCTGGTCAAGCACATAGGTTAGCTAAATGGACAAGAGAAAGTGAACAACTTCTTACTGAAACAGTTACCTTTACTGTTTCTATTGAAACAGGAGTAATTGTAAGACCAGGACAGGTTATTGCTGTCAACGACCAAGTAAAAACTGGAACTAGAAGAGGAGGAAGAATATTTGCTGTTAATGGAACGGACCAAATAACAGTTGATAACGCAAGTGCATCAAACTTACCTGCAAACTCCGTTAGCTATACAAGAACTCTTAATGTATTAATGCCAGATGGAAGTGTCAGTAAAAAGACTGTATCTGATATTACTGGTGCAGTCATCACTGTTAGTGGTAATTTTCAAACTGCTGACGGAACAAATACAGCACCTAATGTCATGTCTACTTGGATTCTTGAGACATCAGGAGGTAATGCTGTACAGAATTTACAAAATCAACTTTATAGAGTTTTAGTAGTTACAGAAGAAGAAAAAATTAAATATAAAATTACTGCTCTTCTATATAATCACACCATCTATTCTGCTGTTGAAACTGGTAGTCTTGTTAAATTTAGAGATGCTACTAATATAGATGTAAAACCAAAAAGGACTGCTGTAGCAACAATTACTGAAAGGTTGTATAAACAGTCAATAAATCAAAACAATATAAATTCAAATAAAGTTGTAATAAGATCAAAATTAATTATTCAATGGAGACAAGTTGAAGGTGTAGATAAATTTTTGTTGAGAATAGATAAAGATGGCACTGAAAAGAAAGAAGAGGTACAAGGTTTAAGTTTTGACATTTTAAACGTAAGTCCCGAAAACAGATACGAAATAAAAATATTTTCTATCGGTTCAACAAGCGGAAAATTATCGGGATTATCAAGAAATGTTGCTATAACTACTGTTGGTAAAACAGAACCACCAAATGACGTAACTGGCTTTAGCGTTACTGCACCTGGTACAACATCGGCAAACATAGCTGTATTCGATGAAAATAACCCTAATCCTGATTTTAGTAGCGGTACAGGTGCAAACCCACAAGTTGAGTTTAAAGATTTAGACCTTGCTTTTTATGAAATACATAAATTAAGTGCAACACAAGTAAATCAAGGTTCTGGAACTACAAGTACTGTTAATGCTTTATTCGGTACAAAAGGTGCAACCTTTGTTGGAAGAATAACCGCACCAGATTTTATAACAAAAGATTTCTTAACTGAAAATCATACATATTACATAAAAGCTAGAGATACAGGTGGAAGGTATAGCTTAAATGCAGCTTCATCAGTTTTTACATATGTAGCACCCTCGGCTCCAAGAAGTCGTACAGGTTTTCCAAAGTTAAAAAATGGGATAATTACTATAAAATGGCGACCACCTCAAACTATTGGATCTTATGGGATAAAACATTATGTAATTACAGATGGATCTGATAATGATATTGAAATAGAAAGTGATGTGAACAGTTATGAAGCACCTTTAAATTTTATAGGTACAAAGACTTTTAAAATAAAAGCAGTCAACTTTGCAAATGATGATGGAGCAGAACTTACTTATACATTCACTGTTCCAGAGCCAGCTTTTGCAGGTGGAGCGGTTATAAAACATAAAATAACTTTAGATAATATAATTTTAATATGGCCTAAAGTACCAAATGTGGCGAATATGCCATCAGTTATTGGTTATAAAGTAACAACAGGTTATGCAGATTCACAAGTTGATGGTGAAGATAATATTTTTCCTGTAATTGTTAAAGATACTAATGTAAAAATTCCTATAACCGCAGCAAATTTAAACAAAACAGGAACGGCTGCAACAGCAGATAGAACTTTTACTGTTAATACTGTTTATCAAAGAGCAGACTTTCCAGATGAAGGAATTACCTCTAGTTCACAGTTATCTAAAACTATTACATTCTCAAGGGCAGCAGCACCTTCATTTAAAGATCCAGCTTTTATCTTTACACAGGATCAAGTCAGACTCAGGTGGGACGAAGTTAATGGTACATTTAAAACTATTAAATACGGAATCTTTGATGATACAGATACTTTACTTTTTGAAACTGATGCCACTGCAATAACGATTGATTTGGATTTTGCCGAAAATAATCAAAATATGAGTAAAACTTTTAAAGTTGCTGCGTTTGATTCTGCATATGTTAATGAAACCGCTCAAAATGTAAAAGATAGATTTAGAGGTGCTTTTGCATCACAAACAGTTACAGTTACTCCATTAAATCCACCTAGTAATGGTGATTATGAATTAGGCAGCGAGGGTGGACAGGGATTTGTGACAATAAGCTATACAAAACCTACTAAGAATAATACAGCAAATTTAGGAATAAAAGATTATAAGATTATTCGTTCAACATCTACAACTTTTAATGGTATTACAGATGGAAATACAGATTTAATTGTTTTTACTAATTCAGAGGCATTTAAAGAAGAGGTAAGTTGGAAAGTTACTGACGGACTAAGATATTACTATGTACAGACTAGAGATATAAACGATAATTTATCAACAACTGCTTTAAAAATTACTGCAACTATTGCACTACCTTCTGCACCTGTAGCTTCAGATACAGGTACACCAGAGGTAATTGATAATAATGTTTTATTACGTTGGAAGGCTGGTACTATAAATCCAAACACTCAGCTAAAAATTGCAAGTTATGAAATTAGAAAACATGATGAAGATGCCAATGATCCAACCGACTTTGCTTCTGGAACTTTAATAGGAAGAGTTGATGGGGTTTTTAATGTTGTATTTGAACAAGCTGCTGGTATTTACACCTACATGATCGCTGCTATTGATACTGCTGGTAATATCGGTGATTCATTTACTACTGTGCAAAACGTGGCTCAACCACCTGATTTTGTATTAAATGATAATTTCTTTTCTAATTTCACAACAAGCCCTGCAAAAGTTTTAAGTAATACTTTAAGTAATTGTTTTATTAGTGAAGGTAGTGCTTTTATTCCAGCTAATACAACAGAAACTTGGGCAGAGCATTTTATAGGTACAGGTTCAGTTTCTAGCCCACAATTTAATAATATGACAGCTTTGATAACTGCTAATCCAACAAATTTAAATTACTTGGAACCAGCACCTTCAACTGGTTTTTATGAAGAAGTTTATGATTATGGAACTAATTTAGCATCAACAAAAATAACAGTCACACAAGCAGGTGGTAATAAAGGATCTGGAAGCATACAAAATCAAGGTATTATTAATACTGCAACAGGAACAAGTGGAGCATTTACAACAGACGGCATAACTCAGTCAGGCAATTCATTTTTTAGATTTGGTACAAACTTCAGAAGAGTAAAATATAGAACTATTGTTAATTCTACAAATGGAAAGTATAGAGAAATTACATCATTAAATCTAAAACTGGATACAAAAATTCTTAATGATACTGGTAAGGGGGATGTTGCATCTCCAATATCATCAAGTGCTACATATTCTCAGGTAAATTCCACAACCTTTACTTGTACTGATAACCAACCTCATGGTTTAGAGACAGGTTGCTTTGTCACGATAGTAGTTGTTAATGGAAGTGGTGGTTTGTTTCTTAGTAGTTCCACTCAACACAAAATTACGAAAATAAATGATAATACTTTTACTGTAGAGGGATCAGGCAGTGGTTCAACTTCTGGTGCGCTTACCTATCAAACCACTGGAACTCCTGTTTATTTCAATGTTGATTTTGTTGATGTTCAAGGTATAAACGTAACTCCTAACACAACAACTCCAGTTTTAGCTGTAGTTGATTTTAAAGACATTCCTAATCCTAAATCTTTTCAAGTTTTATTTTTCAACCCTACAAATGGTCAATCTATCGTAACTGGTGCGTTTACTTGGCAATGTCGTGGAACGTAGTATCATTAAAGAAAAAAGGTAATGGCAGCTAATTTTAACGAACCAACAGTAAGCACAACATATACTGATTTCCCGACCCAAATAATAGATAATATTGATGCAGCTTTACAGATGCTATCAGTTGGCAGTCCAACTAACGTGCCAACTGGTGCTATTAAATGGGATGCAACTTTAAACAGGTTAAGAAAATTTGATGGAAGTAATTATGGAGATTTAACAAGTACTTACGATTTTAACGCAGCTTTAAGTGCTACTGCACTTGATATGGGGGATTCAAATAACACCAGTGGTAATACAAATGCAATTTTACTTGGAGCCTCGGATGATCTAAGGATATTTCACGACGGAAATCATAGCTTTATCAGAGATTTTAATGGTACTGGAAATTTAAAAATAACAACTAATCAACTTGATATTACAAATAACGGTAATAGTGAATTTATGGCTAAATTCATTCAAAATGGAAGTGTTGAGCTATATGAAGATAATATAAAAAGGATCGAAACTACAAATGCTGGAGCAGCCATAACAGGAAATTTAACTACTACAGGGCAAGCAGTTATTGGTACGAATATTACTACAGACGGTTCTGGAGGTGTAGCAGATAGGATTATAAGAATTGGAGCAGGTCGAACATCAAATGGTAATTCATATTTAGATTTAGTAAGTGATGCAACTAACACCACTTATGGTGCAAGACTAATTAGAGGTAATACAGGGGTAAACACTAATACAACTCTTCAGCATAGAGGAACTGGAGAGTTAATAATTGCTGCAACTGACGCTGGAAAGATAGCCTTGAAAACTAATGCTAATACAAGACTATTTATAAATCAGACAGGACAGGTATCTATAGGAGGCACAGATCCTCAAAAACTTTTTGAGGTTGAAAGTGCTGTTACACCAGAGATGATTATTAGAACATCTGCTGCGTCAAGTCATGACGCAAAATTAACACTTCGAGGATCAAGAACTGGTGCGCCAACTGACATAAACCAAATTATTTTTGAAAGTAATGATACAGGTGGTGGAAATTATGCTGCAGGTTCTAGGTTAGGTTCTATTATTTGTGGTAAGAAAAACAATAATACAACAAGAGGATTTCTTGATTTTAGGTTAAATAACACAACAATTACAGATGGTTCTTTAGGTACATCTAATGCCTCTAAATTATTTATTAGCGGTGCTAATGAAGTTGGTATCAGCACAACAGACCCACAAAGATTACTGCAATTATCTTCAGCAGATCAAACTTCAATAATCAGACTTCATTCCACTGATACAACTTTACAGACAGATAATAGAGTTGGGATGATTGAATTTAGTACTGCTGATTCTTCTGCTTCTGGAATTGGTGCTTTTATAGATGTGGTTGCTAGAGATAACAATGGCAGAATGGATATGAGATTTGGAACTGGAACGGCTGGAAGTGCAACAGAAATGATGAGGCTCAATAGATCAGGGCAATTAATTTTTGGAAGAACTACTCAACTTAATTCAAGGGTAGGTACTGGTAATGTTCAGCCATTAATTCAAGTACATCATGAAGAAGATGGTTCTATGTCATTAACAAGATATGTTAATCAATCTGGACAAAGTGGAAGATTGTTTATACAAAAAGCGAGAGGTACTATTGCCTCTCCTTTGGTTGTTGTAGATGGCGATAATACAGGCGAAGTTCGTTTTTCTGGTTATGACGGTACTAATTTTGCCAACGGTTGTACGATTTTAAATAGAGTAAATGGAACGGTAAGTGCAAATACGCTGCCTTCAGATTTAGAGTTTTATATTAGAGATGCTTCTGGAGATAGTCAAGAACTTTTAACTCTTAACCATGATCGTTTTGTTGGTATTAATAAACCAGTTCCTTTAACTGCTCTACATGTTAAACAATTAACCGATAATGCTGGTGGCTTAAGGGTAGAAGATGCTGGAGATAATAATACTCATTGCACCATCGATGTCACCGATACTTTAACGAGTTTCACCGCAAGACGTAATAATAATCATGGCAATATCAGATTTCAAAGCAATAACGGAACAACTACCATTGAAAATTTGCGTCTTATTGGAACTTCAGGGGTTGGAATTGGAGCTACTACTAATGCAACCAGTGATAAGTTGACAGTAACAGGTGGTCGGATTAGTACAGATAGTTTTGTAATAGCTGGACGCGGAAGTGGGGGTGCTGCTTTAACTCACAACGATGGATACGGTAACGCGCAAATCACATTTAACCATGTAAATGGAACACCAGAACAAAATGGTGTTGCTGGAAGAATTGATATGAATACAGATAGTAGTGGCGGTGTAGCTACTATGACATTTGGGCTTGTAAATCAAGCTGTTGCTGGTACAGCTATAAACCCATCAGATGCAGTTCAATTTAAAAGAGGCACTGAAGCTAATTTAGGTGTAGGTTCTGGAACTACTTTAAGAAATCAAGTTATTTTCCCAACAGGTTCTACTACATTTCCAGCAGTAAGTTTTTCAGGAGATTCGGACACTGGAATAAGTAGAAGTGGAACTAATAGAATGAATTTTATAACGAATAATGTAGAAAGAGTAAGGATAAATAATAGTGGTTTAGAAGTAATGAGTAATGGGGAAGCTAAAGCTATTAATACTGCTAAAGCTTGGGTTGTTTTTAAAGGTACAGATACTTTTGCAATACAGCAAAGCTATAACGTTGATTCAATTACTGATATTAATGTAGGTCAATATAGAGTTACTTATGACACTAACATGACTAACGCACAGCATCAAATTCTTATAACTGTAAGTTTGACACCTAGCGGAAATAACACTCATGGTGTTCCTTATATTGTATCAAGGGCTACAAATACGCATATAATGAGAATTTGTAGAGATGAAAATAGTAATGATGTATGTGATAAAGATGTTGTTAGTGTGGCTGTTTTTGACACTTAGTTCTATAATAAATAAAAAACTATGTCTGTATTAGATAAAAGAATTGTATATATTGAAGATGACGGAGTATTAGCTGTTATCGTTCCAGTTAATGCAAATAAAACTATTGAACAATTACAAGCAAAATCTGTGCCTAACGGTAAAACATCCTATATTGTAGATAAATCAGAAATACCTACTGATAGAAGTTTTAGAGGTGCTTGGACTTATACGGAATAAACTATGGGATTTAGCATTGACATGGCGAAAGCTAGAGAAATTCACAAAACTAATATACGCACTGCAAGAGAGCCAAAACTTGCAGAACTTGATATTGAATTTCAAAAAGCTTTAGAAACTGGTGCTTCCACTACTGATATTGCAGCTAAAAAACAAGCATTAAGAAATGCACCTGCTGATTCCGCAATAGAATCTGCATCTGACACAGCAGCCTTAAAAGCACAGTGGAATACAAGTATTCTTGGAACGTCACCATACAGTTAACACGCATAGACTTTTAAATAAAATCTAGATATACTTTAAAAAAAAAGATTAATTTCATGTCAACACCTAATCCACAAGAAGAAATTACAAAACTTGAAGCTGAGTTAAAACAAATGCAAGATAATTACTTGCAAGCAGAACAAGTAATGAAAAATTGTAGAGATCAAATTATAGGTATACAGAAAGCAATAGATACACATAAAATGTATTTACCAGAAGAAGCTGTGACAACAGTTTCAGCAGGTTTTACTAACAATTAATTATGGCTGATCCTACATACGAAACAACTTGGGGTTTTCAATCTGCAACACCATTAGAAGCTATTAATGGTGGAAGTGATGATGGTCTTGTAACTACTGTTCATTGGAATTTAACTTGTAAATCTAGTGATGGATTTACTGGTTATTATTTTGACGCAATGGGTCTTGAGAAAGGCGATACCGTTACACCTTTAAAAGACTTAACAAAAGATCAAGTTATTGGCTGGATAAAAGCAAAACTAGGTTCAGATGAAGTTGCAAAACTAGAAGCACAAGTAAAGCAAGAGTGTATAGATAAAAGAACTCCTACAAGTATTTCAACCGCACCTACAAGCTGGACATGATTAAAAAGTTTATTACAACAATTTTTGCTATCGGTTTATTTTTGCCGTTAGTAGCCGAAGCTGGTGTTATGCCAGAAGGAAGGCATAAGCGTAGAAAACCAAGATGTAAAACTCAAGGTCAAGTTGTTGTTTGTCGTATGCCAA